TTCAGACGTGTGCTCTTCCGATCTTTCGTAAAGAATATATGGAACTTATCCGGGTGAACTTAAGAAGCCAGCTGAACAATATTGACATGGAACAAAAAGATGGAAGTATTGTTAATCTTGGTGAGAAGTATGGCGAAAAATATATGAACAAGAAAGGAAACTAGGATCATGTTACAGAATTTACCACAGGATCCTGTCATCCTTCTGAGCGTCATAAATACAAAGCTCAGAGATTTTTATCCATCACTGGATCAGTTATGTAAAGAGATGGAAGTGAATAAAAAAGAACTTACAGATAAACTAGATCTGATTGACTATGCTTATGATGCATCCTGCAATCAGTTTGTATAAAGGAAATGAGAATGAAAGAAATAATTGAAAATGTAAAGCTGGTGGAGAATGCTCCGTTGGAAGAGCCTGCACGCCAGTATTATTTTATGGAAAAAGCAAAAGAATATGTTGCTGAAATGTCTGAGAAACTGGGGCGTCCATTAACTGCGTGTGTGACGACATTTGGTTGTCAGATGAACGCGGTTTCCGTGATGTAAAAAAGCCCATAAATAAAGCATTTTAAAATATCCCAACAATAGGAGAAATCCTAAAGTTGGGATATTTTTTATTTTTCATATTCCATAATGTCGCCCGGTTGACAGTCCAGAAAATCGCAGATTTTACAAAGCACGTCAGTTTTTACCGTTTCCCCTTTCGACAGCTTCGCAAGCGTCGGCGCGGAGATCACAGAAAGAAGATCCGTCTTTTTCATATCACGGCGCGCCAGAAGGTCAAACAGTCGATAATATTTCATCATAATAAACACCACCTATTCAATTTTTATAATATAAGCATACACTAATATAATATTAAAGTCAACGAAAAAAATATAAATAAAAGCTAATAAAAGTATTGACTTTTATATAAACGTATGCTAATATAATATTAACGAAAGGAAATAAAAAATAAACAAACACTTAGAAAGGCGGTAACAAAATGAAAAGATTTGAAATCGGACAGAGAATTGATAAAGGCGGGGTTGTATTTGAGATAACAGGAAGAACAAAGAAAACTGTTAAATTCGTAGAAATTCAGCACGCAGGAAGATTCAACGAAAGAAGAAGCGAAGAGAAAAAGAAAAAGATCTTCGAATGGCCGGAAAGAGAAATCTTCTTCGTATCGCCTTATGAAGTAGAAGCATAAAGAAAAAACAGAGCCGGGGCAGCGGTCCCCGGCAGAAAGGAAAAGAAATGTACGAAACGGTAAAAGTTGTTAAGGGATATAAAATCACAAGAATGAAAGGAACGCACGGAGCATATCACGTAAATGTAAGAGAAGACGACCAGATCGGATTTAGAGAGTTTCATACTTTCAGAACAATCAAAGCGGCAACAGAATTCATCGAAACAGCATTATAAAAAACAACTGTAAAAAGTCTGATAAATCAGATATACTTATAGCAAAAACAGAGCCGGGGCGGCAGTCCCGGCAGAAAGGAACAAAATGAAAAAAGACTGGGAAGAAATAGAAAAATTCTTTAAACTTCTGGAGCGTGACGAAACACTGGATAAACAACTGAAAGAAACAACCGGATCAGAAGAATACTTTCTGATTATCTTAGAGAGTTTAAGCCCGCTTCATACACTGGAAACAAGAAAAGAGAAAGAGAGAAAAGAGGAATTGAAAAAATTATATGATCTGTGTAGCTTCGATGAAGAACTTGACAAGGAACTGGGGACCATGGCGGGGATCAACGGCGGATATTTAACAACAGCACTTGAAAAGATCATCAAATAAAGATCAGGGCGGCAGCAGTAGCCGCCCGGCAATTAAAGCAGCCACGATCCGCCCGCGGGAGATTGTGAAGGTCCGAAGCCCTTGTAAATGCTGACGGGTTGCAACGGGGCGTTGTAATGTTGTTTGACAAGTTCCGGCCGGGTTTAATGTGAACCGGGCGTCGTGGGAGAATTAAACCGTTTGTTTCTGTACCACTTCACAAAATCCACACTGAAAGCGCGGGACCTTATAACGCCCGTTTTGTTGCATCTTTAATCGCGGTATATAAATTTATGTGAAAGACCATTCGCGAACACGATTTCCGTCACGCGGCGATCTTTTACCGTGATATGATCCAAAACCAGATTGAAAAACTCTTTGATCGATTCTTCTTCAACCATTCCGGCCAGATCGCTATATACGATATGAGATCCGGCGCGGATCTTATGCGTCAGGAGAAAAGCGGAAGCGGATTTCATGAAGGCGGATTCATCAACACCGGAAGCGATATGCGTTTCGGTCAGTTCTTTCAATTTGTTTTCGGCAGCCACGCGCCCGGAATCAAACCGATTTTTCTTTTCCAGATATTCTTTTTCGCTCATACCGTCGTCGCTGAAATAATACGCATCTTCCAGACGTTCTTTCGCACGTTCATATTTTCGAATCTGATCTTTCAGGCTTTCAATTTCTGCCGGATCAGCGGCCGCGCCTTCCTGATCCACCAGATCAGCGCGCCACAATGCGCCACCCGTGGCAGATTTGCCCGTTAATAGTTCAAAGGTATTATTTAAGCTATCAGACGATAAACCCATAATATCGGCAAACACGGCCTTGTCAGACAGAAGCATTTCTTCTAGATCTTCCGGGGTTTTGATCTTCCGTCGTTCGTTTGATACGCGGACCATAGCGGATATATAGTTAATCACAAACGGACCGATCTTCACGTCGCTGACGTTTAGGTTCTGACAGTGAATCGCCCGCGTTTTTGCGCTGCAATAATACATAGACGGGGTAAAGCCATTCTTTCGGCGTTTATCCTTTTTACCCACCAGATAACCAGAACCACACGAACCGCACTGGATCAGACCGGCAAAGACATTACAATTCTTTTCTACCGGGTGCAATCCACCCATATTTCTTTTATCCCGGTTGATATCCATAATTTTATTGACTTTTTCCCATATTTCAGGATCAATAAGCGGATCAAAGACACCCTCAAGGTACACAACTTCGCCAATCGGCTTTTTTCGGCCGCGCGCGCTTTCACGGTAATTATAACGATAGTCGCCTTTATTCATCGGATTACGCAGAAAATCGCCGACGGTTTTAGAAGTCCATTCGCCGCCGCGCTTGGTCGGTATGCCGTGGGCGTTGTTATAATCGCGGATCTTTCCGGTCGACTTAACTTCCAGATACATTTCATACATTGCCCGACCGAACGGGGCTTCCTTTTCGGAATGTACCGGCCACATGGCGGAAGAATCCCAGTCCCACCCATAAGGTACACGCGCGCCGTTCCATTTCCCTTCGTTGGCGCGTCCGATCATAATGTCTTTCACACGTTCACTTGTCAGTTTTCTTTCCAGTTCCGCAAATACAAGAATAATCTTCAGGACAGCTTCGCCGATCGCGGAAGACGTGTCAAATTGTTCATTCAGCGAAACGAACGTCACACGGTTGTATTTAAAATCGTCATACATGAGTGAGAAGTCAACAAGATTTCGGGAAATACGGTCGATCTTATACACCAGAACGTGAGACACAAGCCCGGAGCGGACTTTCTGCATCATTCTTTCATATGCCGGACGTTTTGTATTCTTACCGGATCGCCCGGCATCTTCAAAAATCTCTACACGCGACATATCAACGTGTAAGATATGCTTACAATATGCTTTCAGTTCCTTTTTCTGAAACGGAAGCGAATCTTTATCGACCTGATATCCAGTCGATACACGAACATAGATCGCAACGATCCGATCGTCGGCACTGGCAGCAGGTACTTTCATAGCATAAGCCATAACATACACAACCTTTCTATTTTTTCCTAAAAAAGGGTATAAAAATAAGCCCTTTCAAAGATTGTGGGCCTATGCTATAATAACACTTGCTAGGGAGTTATTATAGTCAGCCCACGGTTGACGGGTAACAATCTATATAAAGCCGTTTCCGGTTGCCGCCGGGAGCGGTTTTATTTTCTTTATTCAGTTTCTAATTTGTAAGTTATTTCTACAGTAGCACCGAAACGATATTCGTCTTCTTCCAGAACGTAACCTTCGTCACGATCCCAAACAACTTTATACTTTCCGCCGAAAATTGAACAATCAATATCGGTAACGCGACCAGACGAAAGAAGATTCTTTACACGGGAGCAACTACCTTTCTTGATATAACCGATATGAACACCATCAACAACAACCTTTACGGCGTTTGAATCGTATTCATTTTCAGGTTCGGGAATCAATTCAACTTTTGAAACTAGAAAATCATATTGAAAAATCTTTTCGTCATACATGAAATCGTCAACGATCTGCTTCTTCGTCTTTTCGTAATCATCATTTTCATACGCTAATTCCATTAGATTATCCATATACGAAGAAATTCCGGCAACCTTGAAATTATCAGTTTTCGTCGGGATAACAGGCTTCGACGGAGCGGAAACGACCGGATCAGGCGAAACCGGATTATCCTTCTTTGTAAATAACTTTCCGAATAGTCCTATTTTAGACACCTTCTTTGCTAAATAATTGTCTATCGTTTTGAAGCTGCGGCGAAAGAAGATCCGCCGCAGGCGGGAACGCTAATTCCAGAAGTCAGGAGATATGATATTTCCCTGAATTTTCCGAGAATGGGAATTTATGCCATTTTTTCGGCGTCCCCTTTTTCGCGAACGTGTAAAGCCCGTAAAGCAAGTTCTTTATCTAGGCTATCCGCTTCGCGATAACAAGTAATAAGAAACCGTTCTTCACTTGTCATATGTATACCTTTTGAGTTGGGAACATATTCTTCTGGAAATTCCACATCATCACGCGCCATAGAATCCATACTGACACCGAAGTAATCACACAATTTACGGAAAGTTGACAACTTTATATTGTTGTAACCTACTTTATAGAAACCGTCAATCGTGCTATACGGTATGCCGGACCCTTGCGAAACCTTTCTTTTATTCAAATGGTTCTTTTCCATCAAATAATCCAACTTTTCAAGGAATGTCAATACAAAACACCTCCTTTCAATTCACATTGTAAAGTAAAAATATTGCGGTGTCAAGAAAAATATTACGGTACAAAGAGAAAATAAATAGAAATAATTTACTTTGCAAAGTAAAATTGTTCTTGACAATTCACTTCACAGAGTGTATCTTGAGATTACAGACACGGTACACCGTGAATCAAACAGAAGAAAGGAGCGAAACGACAATGAAGAACTGGTTCAACAAGCCCGCATATTTGAAAGGACTATTCATCGGAATTTTATGCGGGCTTATTTATTACTTTTCAAAGTGATAGAAGATAGGGGATTAGATACGAAATTATAACACCGCTTACAATGCCGGCCAGATATGAAACGACAGAATTTCGAACATTGATGCATGATCGATATTTCCAGTCGGCAAGAAAGGATTTCCCGGCAGCAGTTAAACGAAGCGTTATAATATCTCCTTTACGAGATCCGGCACAATATCCCATTTTTAAAAGTTTAGAATACCGATCATTTACAGAATCAAGATCACAACCTTTGAAAAAAGATTTCTTCAATAACTGATCGGAAGTAATATCGCTACCGGATTTTAGGAAACTCAAAGATTTATAAATTATTAAATCGTCCACAGAAACACCACCTTTCAAGGCGATTCTATCACAAATGTAAAATAAATTAAACACTCAACAGAAAGGAGAATGAACCATGTACAAGAATTTAGTTGAAATCCTGAAAAGAAAAGGAATCACGATCAAAGCGTATGCGGAACTGTTGGGAATCTCTGAAAAGTCCGCACAGAACAAAATCTACGCAAGAACAGAGTTCACACTGGGCGAAGCACTGAAAACGTGTGCGTTAATGCCGGAGTACAAAATGGACTACGTTTTCGCAATGGAAGAGAAGGTGGCGTAAATGACATTATACAAACCATTAACGCCCGCCTTCCGAACCGATATCACGGCCGGCATACACAAAAACATGACAGAGTTAAACGCCTGTCAGCCGAACGCCTTAGTCAATATACAGAAAATCGGGCTGATCCAGTTGGAAAAGTTAATAAACACACTTCCTGACGGCTACCCGATACCACTGGAAAGGAGAAGTGACAGCGAATGAGAAAAAGAAAAATTGAATCATATATCATAGTGGCAGCAGTCACGGCTTTTATTTCCGGTTTCGGAGCGGGAACGGCAGCAGAACAGCACACGCAGGAAGAAGCCGCCCGGCAGCAGTCAACGGAAATGGTAACTTTACAGATTTACAACGAAACACAGAAAACATGGGACACCTATCAAGGAACGCTTGACAGCGAATGTGGACTTCACGGCGACTGGAAATACGAGATCATGGGAAAAGAACTGGTATTAACGGGCGCACGTCTGATCGGACAAGTCCCGGAAGGAGAAACGGACGAATGAAACAGATTTTAAAATATCCGGGAAGCAAATATAAATCAGCAGACTGGATCATACGTCAGTTTCCAGAACATCACAGTTATTTAGAACCGTTTTTCGGATCGGGCGCAATTCTTTTTAACAAAGAACGATCGGACATAGAGACGATAAATGACCTTGACGGAGAAGTAATAAATCTATTCCGACAGATCAAAGAAGCACCGCAAGCAATAGCGGAAGAAATATACTTCCGACCGTATTCGCGGGAAATCTACGATAAAGCATTTGAAAAAGAACCGGAAAACGATTTTGAACGGGCGATAAATTTTATCATACGTTCGAACATGGGACACGGCTACAGGACAAACGGAAAGAAAGTCGGGTGGAAATGCGACGTACAGGGGCGCGAAAGAGCATACGCAGCGCGAGACTGGGCGGAACTGCCGGGAATAATCAGAGAAGCTGCAGAACGACTGAAAGGCGTACAAATTGAGAACAGGTCCGCAGTCGAATTGATCCAAAAATATAATTTTGAAGATGTCCTGATATATGCCGATCCACCGTATCTGTTATCAACACGAGCCGGGAAACAATACCGGCACGAAATGACAGAACGAGATCATGAAGAATTATTGAAAGCCTTGATCGGCCACAAAGGACCGGTCGTTATAAGCGGCTATGATTCGGAAATGTACAACGACATACTGCAGAACTGGCGGAAAGAAACAAAAACAAGCTATGCAATGTCGGCAAAAAAACGAACAGAAGTTATATGGTGCAATAGACCGGAGCCATGGCAACAGGCAACAATATTTTGAAAGGAGAGTAAATGGCAAGAATTAGTTTTCAAGTGCAACCGATACCGGGCGAAAAGAAATTCAAGGACTTTCAAGAGAACTTCGAAACGATCATGGAAACGCTGTTATATTTGCAAAACGCTTTTCCAAAGATCATCGAAGATATGGAAGATCCAGAAGACCGTTACGGTGTGGACGTGATAATCGCATTTGACGCAGATCACATCGAAGCACCGGACGGGCAGAAGGGTTTCGGAGTATTCGACACAGACACAGATCGCATTTGCATAGCGGCAGACATTCCAGAACCGGAAGAAACACTGATCGAAACGACGGCGCATGAATTTATGCATTATATCCAGAAGATTAAAGGAAAGCCGTATTCGGAAGAAGAAGCAGAACATTTCGCCGAAGCGGTCAGATATCAGGTCAAACGACGGATCACAGACACACGGGCGCAGACACAGCCAAAGAAACGACATTTCAAGAATCCGGCGCAATATATCGGAAGCAGAAAGAAAAGAAAGAAGATCGTTCGCGGCAAATAACCGGACAGGCGACAGCAACAATATTTTGAAAGGAGCAAACATGGGAAACCTTTACACGATATTCAAAATCACAGTAAACGCGGCGGGAATCATTGCCCTGTTTTTGACCGGGTTCGTAATGATTGCATACGCGATCGGTTCAGGAAGTCCGCACCATAAACGCCGGACGGCGTTCGGAATAGCGGGATTTCTGTTAATTGCATTTATGTTTTTCTCTATGATATGGAGTTGACGCAATGAAAAAAGAAAGAAAAATCATCATGACATTATCCGGCGACGGCCTGACGGCGGACGAACTGGGGCGACTGGAAAGGACGATCAGACAGATCAACTACACACGCCGGAAAAATAAAGATACCGAAATTCGGTTCAACTACTCACTGAAAGGAGATCTAACCAATGAAGGAAGAAAAGACGATCGAACAGGCGTTGAAGGACGCGACAGAACAGGCAGGAGCAAAACCGGAAGAAATGAAAACCGTTGCGGTCGAACAGGTCGCCGGGATTCATGTTTTTAGTTCGGACATGGAGAAACCGCCGATTGTGTTAATTGACGGCGAATTTGTGGACGTGGCGGTACTTCTTGGATATGCAATCAGCGAATTCATAGACGGAGCAGTAGCGCAGGGAACGCAACGCGCACACGTCGAAAGATTCATGGTCGGTATAACACAGAAGGCGATCGCGACATCAAGAGCGGAAGCATACAGAAAAGCCATTCAGGAAGGAGAGAAACAATAATGGGAATTGTGGACGCATTTAAACCGGAAGACCGGACAGAGATTACATATTCTAATTTTTACAATCTAATTAAACAGGCGGCACAGTACGAAATTGTAATGAATGCTGTAAATTGTGACGTACCACACAACTACATCCAGGAGACAATGACAGGGAAGAAAGAGGAACGCAAAGAAGAAAAGCCGGTCATGGGAGTGGTAAACGTAAACTTTGACAGCGAAGAGTTCAAAAGAATCATGGACGAAACGATCAAAGAGAACTTCGGACCGGATGCACTGGAAGAGATACCGGCGGATCATATACAGGCAGGCACAAAAAAACCGGTTCACGGGACAAGAAAACGCCAGATTGAAAAAGCGAAGAGGAAGGGAGAAAAGAGCAATGGTAAAAATGAACCTGAAATTTAGAGATTTCTTAACCTTATTAAGTCCGGCACAACATATCACGGTACAGGACGAAGACAACCCATTAAAACAGGGAGAATCCGACACGCTTTTTAAAGGAAAAGCCGCGAAAGCCCGCCGGGAAGAAGAACTGACGGACCGTGAAGTAAAAATGATAGCACCGACAGGAGATCCAGATCTTCCGGGAACTTATGTTTTTAAGATCTGGTTATATAAATAATGACAGTCGGAGAGATCAGGGGAGTATCGCAGCCGTCGGCGCGGGCGTGGATTGAAAAGGACGGGAACGTATTATTTGCAGACTGGTTTTATAAGGTCCCGGAAGACCTACTGAAAGCAAAAGTCAAAGAATTTGCATTTGCGCCGGAAATCTGTCACAAGGACTGGGAAAAACTGGGACTTATCAGCCCGATGCAACCGGAAGAAATGCCGGACTATAGTTTTTTCTGATTTAATGATGAAACTTTACTACAGAATGAAAATATAAAGGAGATCTAATCAATGGCACTAAACAAAGCATTATTCAGCAGCGACAAAGAGGACTGGGCGACGCCACAGGATTTTTTCGACAGCTTAAACGAAGAATTTCACTTCAATTTAGATCCGTGTGCAAATCCTGAAAATGCAAAATGCGACCGATTCTTCACGAAAGAAGAAAACGGACTTTTGAAGGATTGGGGGGGGAGTTGCGTTTTTTGCAATCCGCCATACGGCAGGAAGACAACGGGAGAATGGATCGAAAAGTGCTACAAAGAAGCACAAAAAGAGAATACGACCGTTGTTGCACTTATACCGGCACGTACTGATACAAAGTTTTTTCACGATTACATATACGGGAAAGCGGAAATCCGGTTCATAAAGGGCCGGTTAAAATTCGGCAACAGCAAAGACGCCGCACCGTTCCCGTCAATGGTAATTATTTTTAGAAAGGAAGAAAGCATGGACGCGATAAAACAGAAAATCTATGAACTGACAGAAACGGAGTTGAAAGCAGCAAACGAAAAGTTCCCACTTTTCGCAAGTTCTCACGAAGCCTACGGCGTAATTTTTGAAGAATTCGACGAGACACGCGACGAACTGGAATCATTAGAATATAGCATCGATCAATTTTGGTCGGACGTAAAAGAAAATTCTTCGGAAGATGTAAAGAACGACAGACTGACGCGGATTTATGAAAAATCAATCGATCTTGCAGTCGAAGCGATCCAGACTGCAGCAATGGCGCGAAAAGGAATTTTAAGCAGCTACCAGAAAGGAGATCCGGCGCATGGAGAAACGACAGAGAATTGAAGAAGCATTGAAAGAAATCGGGATCTATACCGTGGAAGACTTAAACAGAGCAATCAAAGAAGAAAAACCGCTTGATCTGGGAATTATGACCGGACAGGCGGCAGCAATGAGAAAGGCGGGCTAAATGGATACAAAGGGAAATCGAATCATAGCCGTTGATTTTGACGGAACACTACATACGGGAACATGGCCGGAAATCGGCGACGTAAACATGACCGTTTTTAATTTTTGCCGAAATGAGCAGCTAAACGGCGCGCGCCTGATCCTCTGGACAAATAGAGCCGGGGAACAGTTGGAAGACGCGGTGGCGTGGTGCAAGGAACGCGGGATTGAATTTGACGCGGTAAACGAAAATCTACCGGAACTGATTGAACTATACGGGAACGACTGCCGGAAGATCAATGCAGATATATACATCGACGACAAGGCAGTAAATCCAATGAGAAGACGGCAGATCGCCGGACTTACATCATTAAACCCATACGACAACCCGACAGATCGGGAAGCGTTCGCAGAAATCCAGAAACAGAAAGAAGCAGAAAGAAAGGGATCTAACCAAAATGAAGAAACTGAAAAGAATTCTGAAAGCGATATCCAGACGAAAAAGACAAGAGAGACTGAAACGGAATTATAAAAATTATTCCTTACAGATCCCGCGCCTGATGAAAGCAGAAACAACCATGGAACTTGATTTTGCGGCCGGATATCTGATCGGACAGTTTGAAGCAGCCTACGAATACGGGGAACTGTCAGAGAAGCAACACGACGAATTAACACAGATCGTCAACTATATTCACGAAGGGCAGAGAGAAAAAAAGGAAAATGAATAAAAGAAAAAGCGGATTACAGAAGATAAAAAACTTCTGTGATCCGCCTTTTCGAACGATATCGAAATCTAACCAAAACCATAATACACCCGGAAGGAGTGAAAAGTCAATGAAAAAACTATATGAAGAAAGCGAACTGAAAAGACTGACAACATCGGAAATTGACAGAATGAAAGACGACACGGTTTTTATACAGATCAGCGAAACGAAATTTGAAAGAAAAAAAGATCCTGAATACGATCGTTATTACGACGCCTATTTATGCGAAGTGATGGACCGCGACAAATACGAAAGAAGAACCAAAACGGGACAATTAAGGAAGCTGAAAAAGAAGATCCATAAATTAAAGGAAGGGAAAGACGATCTTTCGGGAAGGTTAGACGCGGCCGCGGAAATCGCAAGCGCAGAGGTACGCAAACGTCAGAAAGCGGAAGAAACGATCGAAGAAATGAAAGCCGGGTTCAGGGAACTAGAACGCGTGTTCGGAGATTTACCGCCGGAGATCGTTTCGTTATACAGAATACCAGATCGGAAAGGGTAAAAACACGAACGCGTGTTTCTTCTATATATAAGAAAGAAATCTTAACCGTCCTTGTAATGGGTATTAACAAATCAGACACTATTGTTTTTATATATAAAATAAATAAATACATACATGGACGGGAAGGGGGATTCTATGAAGCAGAAACGAAGCTATGATAACTACGACTACAACGAAGCGTATCAGTATGATCTTGGCAAAGAGATAGAGAAGGCAGCAAAAGAGAAATTCAGACGTGAGAATCCCTTGTTGATAAATTTCGAAGAACAGTGGAAGGAACAGCAGGCAAAACTTGAAGAATGGGAATACGAACAACTGTTGAAAGAAGGGAAGGTGGAAAGCCTTTACAGAACATCAACGATCAAGTGTAAAAACATAAAATCCGGGAAAGAGATTGCGGAAGTGATGATCTATCCGTCTTTCTATAACCGGGCAGATATGCCACACACGAAGAAAAAGAGAGAAACGAAGCCGTCACAAAGGAATTTGAACGACAAGAACGCCCGTCGATATGTGATCCGCCTTGCGAATATCAATTTCGGTTCAGGGGATATCTGGGCGACGTTCGGGTGGGACGATCACTACATACCGGAAGACATAGAGAGAGCAAAAAAGGACGTGACGAATTTTATCAAGCGAGTGAACCGCAAGAGGAAGAAACGCGGGTTCGATAACATGAAATATATCTACGTTCTGGCCGTTGACGATTACACACGCCCGCACTTTCACATACTCATGAGCGGAGACGGAGTGGATCGCGACGAATTAGAAGCAATGTGGGGAAAATGCAAGCGACCGAACACGCGCCGGGTAAAACCGGACGAAGATTTCGGAATAACAGGCCTTGCGACCTACATTTCCCAAAATCCGCACGGGACAAAACGGTGGTGCAGCTCAAAGAACCTGAAAAAGCCACCAGAGCCGACAAGATCATACCGGAAATTCAAGAAACGCCGTGTTGAGAAAATGGCAAAGGATCACGAAACACTGAAACAGAGCCTTGAAAAAGAATACGTGGGCTATCGCTTTTTAGACGCCGAAGTGAAGTTCAACACAGTGACAGCCGCGTTTTACATATACGCAAGAATGACAAGAGACTGAAAGGGGAGATCACATGGCGGTCAAATTACAAAACATGAAAAATTCAGAGATCACGGAGCAGATAAAACTTTTTAACTGGGCGCGGTCGGTCCGGGAATTCATACCGGAATTAAAATTATTGCACCATATCCCGAACGAAGGGAAGCGGACGAACGGCGCATTGCTGAAAGCTGCCGGAATGGTATCGGGCGTTCCTGACCTGTCGCTTCCGGTAGCGCGCCGGGGATTCAACGGTCTGTACATCGAAATGAAATTCGGGAGCAACAAGCCAACAAAAGATCAGGTCGAATTTATGACAATGCTGAAAGATCAGGGATATAAAACGGCGGTTGTATATTCGGCAGAAGAAGCGCGAAGCCTGATCCGGCACTATCTGGCACGGGCAGACAACTTCGATCTGGTTAATTGCGAGGAAGCCCCGAAAATATTCGGGTGTTGTGAAGGTGTAGAAGCAGACTGGACGCCATGCGCGAACTGTGAACTGTACAAGAGAAATAAACAGCCGGAATGGTAGGAAGGAGAAAAGACAATGTTTGTAAGATTAAGAGATTTTAAAAGACTGATAAAAGAAGCCTACACGGGCGCGGGCTTATACGTTGCGCGCCGGGGAAATCAGTTACTTTTCGGCGGCTCATACTGGGCGATTGCAACGACAAAAGAATCACTGGATAAAAAGGCACTGGCAGCAGTGATCGAATTAACGGGAGAAATGCCGGAAGATGGGGGGGCTTTCAAGGCAACGAAGGAAGCCAACCAATACGAGATCAACGAAGTACACTGGAATTTGATAGATACGACATACCGGTACGAAGACGAGGAAGAAAAACTAACAGTGACGCGCCTTGTATTAAACAAACACCCATACGGTCAGACCATGCGAATTCTACAGGCAGAAGACGGACGGGTGGACGTACTGGGCGAAGGATTCATTCAGGCAATCGATCCGTCGACGATGAACACCGATTACGAATACGAGATCGAGGGACCGTTTATCAATCGGCATTTTCCGAAACAGGTATACTGGAGAAGCGAAGCAACAACCCTGACCGCATTTCTTTTCGACCGCGACGATATGAAAGAAAAAGATCTTCTGGACTATTTGCAGAACACAAAGATCGAAGGATAAGGAGAAACAGCCATGGCGTATAAACTGGATAAAAACACAAAAACGATCGTCCGGGCAATCATGAAGGATCAGGAGAAGCGAGACAGGAGAAAACACACCGGGCAGTATACGGCGTTCGACCGACGGGCGGATAAGGCAATCGAAGAAGCAAAAGAGAATATCGGACTGCAAGGATTCACAGGAAGCACACGCGATCAGGTTATCGGGAAGATCTGTCAGAGTTTGAAGGATAATACGCCGTGGGAACTACTGGGGGAAACATATTGTTGTCGCCGCTTATTCTACGAATACCGGAAAGAGTTCTGTTATCACGTGGCGGCGTCAATGGATATGATCGGCAGCAGTAGGAAGACAGGTCAGAAATGAACAGCGACAGAAGATAGAATGGAGAGTGACAAGTGGCGAAAGAATATGCAAAAGCCTTTTACAATTCTGAAGCATGGAAGAAGACACGAAAAGCCTATTACAGAAGCAAAGGTGGAATCTGTGAACGATGTCAGAAAGAATTCGAGGAAGGCAAACGCAGCTTGAAAGAAGTCAACATCGGAACGATAGTGCATCACAAGAAATGGATCACGCCGAAGAATATCAACGATCCGAACATCACGTTGTCGTGGGATAATCTGGAAGTCGTGTGCGACGAACACCACAACACAGAGCATCACGGCAAGCCGAAGCGATACAGGTTCGACAAGGACGGCAATATCATTCCGACAAAATCATTTTCCTGAAAATCAAAAACAGATCAGCCAAAAACAAAAACGAAATCGCGAAAAGCGCGCCAACCACTCCCCCCCGGTGGTACAAAAATTTTTTACCAGAAAGAACCGAGGGAGCTAGGTAAAAAAAACTCTCCGCAGGCGCGCGCACGTGAGAGGGGGTGTAAATGCATGGATTTAGAGAAAGACAGAGAGATAAAACCGGAAGAAGATCAGGTTTTACCGGAGTTATTGGAACTTCTGGGAATATTCAGAGATTTACCGGAAGCACGGAAAAAGAACCTGAAAACGAGACTGAAAAAAGAAGCAGCGGGCGAGATTTTAACCGAAGCAGAGGTCGAAAAGGAACGAAAAAAGATCATGGAATTGTTCAAGGACGTTGAGGACGACCGGAAAAAGAAAATGATCGAACGCAAGGTAAAAGAAATGGCTTTTCAGGCTGTGGCGATCCGGGAAGCAAAATACTCAATCATGACGGAAGGGCTAAAAACCGAAGTTGTCAACGGCTCACAAAGATACATGAAAGAGAATCCGGCAGTTGCAACCTTTGACAAATATTCGCGGGCGTATAACTCAAATATCGACAAACTGATCGAGTATTTACCACAACAGCAGACGGAGAAAATAAGCAAGTTGGCAGCGTTTAGAAATGCATAACGTATATGTGAATTACATTGTCGAGTATTACGACAAAATTGAACGCGGGCAGATCATAGCGGGAAAATGGATAAAGAAAATTTATAAAATCCTAGTTGACGGCATAAAATCCGGCGACTGGGATTTTGACGCAAAAAAAGCAAATAAGGCGATCCAGTTTATCGAAAATTTCTGCCACCACTCAAAGGGACGGAACGACCTTTTCAAGTTGGAACTATGGCAGAAAGCTATTGTTTCGGCAATCTTCGGAATACTGGATAAAAAGACACACCGACGGCAGTTCCGGGAAATCTTTCTTCTGGTTGGACGTAAGAACGGGAAAAGCCTTTTTGCGGCGGCAATAATGGCATATGTGGCGTATATCGACGGGGAATACGGCAGCGAATTATATTGTCTTGCACCGAAACTGGATCAGGCCGATATCGTGTACGACAGTTTCTACAAGATCACACAAGCAGAAGAAGAACTGGCAGAAGTAACAAAGAAACGGCGATCCGATATCTACATAGCGGAATTAAACACCACAATAAAAAAGATTGCGTTCAACGCAAAGAAGGCGGACGGATTCAACCCGACCATGACGACCAACGACGAAATGGAAGCGTGGCCGGGCGATCAGGGCTTGAAACAGTACGAAGTTATGGTATCAGGTACGGGAGCGCGAACAGAGCCGATCACGCTTTCTACATCGACCGCCGGATATGTCAACGACGGAATCTTCGACGAACTGATGAAACGATCAACGGCTTTCTTGAAAGGATCGAGCAAAGAAAGACGATTACTTCCATTCCTGTACATGATCGACGATCTGGAAAAGTGGAACACAAAAGAAGAATTGGCAAAAGCTAACCCAAATTTAGGCGTATCGGTTCAGTGGGAATTCTTTGAAGAACAGATCGCGATCGCGCTGCAGTCGTTATCAAAAAAAGCGGAATTCATGACGAAGTATTGCAACATCAAGCAAAATTCTTCGATTGCATGGCTTGACTATGAGACGGTAGCGAAGGCAGCAGGACAACCGCATACACTGGATGACTTCCGGGGTTGCTATTGCGTGGCCGGTATCGACCTTTCACGAACAACCGACCTGACAGCTGTTTCACTGGTTATCGAAAAGGGCGGAAAGAACCACGTTATCACACAATTTTTCATGCCGCAGGAACGCTACAACGTGGCAATCGACGAAGAAGGCGTCCCGTACAACATTTTCAAAGAACAGGGTTATCTCACGATATCGGGAGAACATCAGGTAAATTACAAAGATGTGTTCGCGTGGTTTGTACGCCTGATAAAAGAATACAAGATCCGACCACTAAAAGTCGGCTACGACAGATATTGCGCGGGTTATCTGGTGGAAGAAATGAAAGAATCAGGCTTCCACATGGACGACGTATATCAGGGTACGAACCTGACGCCCGTATTAAATACTTTCGAAGGAGATTTGAAAGACGGAATGTATTTGATTGGAGAAAACAACCTGTTAAAATCACACCTGTTAAACGTGGCCGTCCAGATCCAGACAGACGACAGCAGAATGAAACCTGTCAAGATCGAAAAGCGGGCGCATATAGACGGCGCGGTATCGATCTTCGATGCACTGGCCGTAAAAATGAAATACCACAAGGAAATCGGCAGACAATTACAAAATGCAGCATAAGAGAGGGCGCGCCCCTCTCTTTTTTGCGTCTGAAAACAGGTCAGAAATGAACGCACTTAAAAGATAAACTGAACTGTGAATAAAGCCGAAAGGGGGTAGAACGAAACGGGAATATTAAAAGATTTTGCGACATTCCACAAAATGAAGTTCAGTCCGATTTTCACAATCCGGGGCGAATACAACGCGTCGGCGGATATGGACGCAAGCGATATCATCGGATCAATAACAAACTGTATCGCAACGAACGTCGGAAAACTGACACCGCAGTTGATTCGCACAGATTCGCGCGGAATGATGATTCGCGACGATTATCTGGCGAAACTTCTTTCCTTGCGTTGGTCACCGGAATTGTCCGTATACGACGCACTGTACAAAATGGCGGCGCAACTTGTCAGAAAATCCAATGCATTCGCAGTGATTTTTTACAATGACGATTTTTCCAAAGTCAAAAGCATTGTGCCAATCACGACACGTGGGTTCAGAGTATGGGAAGACGAAGAAACCGGAGCAATGTTATTCCGGTTCACGTGGGACTATGACGGGAAGATCTACACGGTCCCGTATCAATCCGTGATCCACCTGAAAGCAAGATTCGACAGAAAGCGTTTTTTAGGATCTGAACCAGATCCGGCATTGAAAAACACACTGGAATTACTGGACGCAACCGGACAGGCATTGCGGAATCTGGTTAAAAAATCCGCCAACCTGAAAGGTTATTTGAAATACAACAACTTTGCGGACGACGAAGAACTGAAAAAGAAAGTAAAAGAATTTCAGGAAGCATACATGGACGCGAGCAACGAAGGCGGACTGGGCGGACTGGATAACACAATGGAATTTCACGAAATCAACCAGAAAGCCCCAACTATTCCGACGCTGCAATCGCAGTTTTTACGCGATAACGTATACCGCTATTACAACGTGAATGAAAATATTTTAATGTCAAAATTTTCAGAATCAGAGTGGAACGCATTTTACGAAAGCGTGATCGAACCGATAGCCCTTCAATTATCACTTGAATTCACATTCAAATTACTGACGGAGAGGGAAAGAGGATTCGGAAACAAGATCATATTTTCTTCAAATCGTTTACAGTATGCGACATTGCAGACACGATCAACAATCGGATCGGTTCTGTATGACCGAGGAATTATCACAATCAACGAATTCCGGGAACTTCTCTACTATGAGCCGATCGAAGACGGCGACGTGAGAATGGTATCACTGAACTACGTGAAAGCGGACGATCAATCACTGTACCAGACGGGGCAGCAGGACGGAAGCGGCGGCAATGGACCGCCGGAAGGCGACGGACAGCAGCAGGCGGCGAAAGTACCGCTTGAAATGCTCATGAACGCTATCTATGTACAAGCAAAACTGAAAGGGGGCAGACAATGGCGGACGTATTAAAAGGGCTTGAAATCAAAAACATGACCGACGTTTCCGCAGATCTCTACTTTTACGGCGATATCGTGTCGGACTGGTGGGGAGCATGGCAGAACGAAGATCAGTACCCGGATGCAATCAAGAATTTTCTTTCACAGGCAGAAGGAAAAGACTTGAATGTATATGTTAATTCCGGCGGCGGATCAGTGTTCGCAGGAATGGCGATCTACAACATGATTAAACGCCACGGAGAAAAAAACAAAGTGAAAGTATACGTGGACGGCTTGGCCGGTTCGATTGCATCCGTAATCGCATTTGCGGGAACAGAGCCGCCGGAAATTCCGTCGAATGCATTCTTGATGATTCACAAGCCATGGGGCGCAATTTCCGGGAACGCGGACGAAATGCGAAAAATGGCGGACGATCTGGATAAAATACAGACCGGAATCATGAACGTATACGAAGAACATCTGGCGGAAGGCGTCACGATCGATCAGGTGGAAGCGTTGGTAAACGCCGAAACATGGTTAGATGGCAAAGAAGCGGCAAAGTATTTCAATATCGCACAGACAGACGCGGCCGATTATGTGGCAGCAGTCGGCGACTATTTGAACCACGCCGGAAAGTTGCCGGAAAAATTCAAATCACACCAGAAACACCCGGAGCAGACACCGAAGGGACCTACACCGGAAGAACAGGCGAAAGCGGCAGCGGACGCCGAAAAAAGAAACCAGATCAAAAGATTATGTATCGAGGGAATGACGAAAGGAGAATAAAGCGAATATGAAGCATGAAGAACTTGTGAACATGAACATGAAAGACCTGAAAGCAAGACTGAAAGAGATCGGCACACAGGCACAGACAGCAGAAGGTGAAGCACTGGACGCCCTGACAACCGAAGCCGAAGACATTAACGGCATTTTACAGGACATTCAGAACCGCGCAAATATCGCGGGACTGGCAGCACAGGCGGGCGACAATGCCGGGGAAGGAACACCGGGAGAGAAAGGCGACGACGTGAAGAATAAAAAACGTGAAGAAAGAGGACAGAGCCTGAAAGACGGAAAGACAGTACAGTTCAACGCAAAGGTAGCGTTCGGATCTGTACAGAATGCGCTTTCTGTCACACAGGCAGTCACACCAAAACACACCGCGAGCGACGTAAAAGAGACATTCAACGACGTTTCCTCACTGGTGGATCGTGTCAGAGCAATTCCGTTAAATGGCGGCGAAACATATCAGAGAGGATATGTAAAAAGCTACGGCGACGGCGCAGGAAGCACAGCAGAAAGCGCAGACTATAGCGCAACAGAACCGACATTCGGTTATGTAACCATGGAAAAACAGAAGATCACAGCGTACACAGAAGAACCAGAAGAAATGGTTAAACTTCCGAACGCTGATTACGATTCTGTAGTAGAAGGATCTGTCACACGCGCAATCAGAAAGTACATGAATCGACAGATCTTGATCGGCGACGGCACAAGCGGAAAATTTAAAGGAATTTTCCACAACCCGACAAAAGTAGCCGATCAGGTTATTGATCCGACAACAGACCTTTCTATGAAGGCGATTACAGACGAAACACTGGACGATATCATCTATGGTTACGGCGGAGACGAGGAAGTGGAAGACGTTGCCGTTCTGATCCTGAACAAAAAGGATCTGAAAGCATTTGCGAAACTGAAAGATAAACAGGGACGCAAATTCTACACAATCGTAAATCACGGAAACACCGGAGATCGGAAGAGCACACG